ACTCATTATTATATGGTTTGGGTATAGGCATAATTACATTATATAGTATCTTATTGATTTGATTTGCACAATATATTGGTACATAAATCTTATTTACTCCATATCCCTTTCATCTGCATAAACTATGACACATCTACAGTTTACAACATTAGCTGCACCACCTCTTGAATCACCTGCAAACCCCATTGGCACTCCACCAACTATAAAGTCTTCGTCCATATCTACTATCTGACCACTAGCTGCAGCGTGAGTAGGTCTTGTTCTAGCATCATTTGTTGCAACCCATTTTTTTAACATCTTTACACCTAAATCTGCTTGTACTGTTTGATGATAAGTATGATTTGCAAAAGAAGCTGCACTATGCGTTTCAGTTCTTGCAATCAACGCTGCTCTTGCTCTACTAATAGGTAAGAACTTATCCGATACAAGTTTTGCTATTTGTGGCAATGTAAGATTATCTAATCTACCTTGTTCTATGATCTTAGATATTCTATTTGCCATACGAACACTGATACCAGTTAATATAAGTTGTCTTGTGTTGAAGTATTCATTAACTACACTTTCAAAATCAACACTTCTTCCAAAGACTACTGCTTCTTGTTTAAAATTATCCTCATACTTATCTTCGTTGAAATCATAAACAGCTTTGAAGACTCTACGATAATGTGCTTGTATTAAAGGTATGAAATCTTCATTAAGTATCTGTGTTGCAGTTGTTTCTTCGTAGATACCATATTCTCTAAACAAAAACATTTGTACCCTAACAAATTTTCTAAATAAAGAATTAAGTCTTCTAAAGAATCTTTTTTCTAAATTGTTACGAAGTATAAGTTGTTGTCTAATCTCGTTGCGTTCAGAGATTCTTCTTTGTCTAAGACTTCTTATGCGTTTATGTTGGGTTGCCTGACTCACGAATAAATCAAAGAAAACTCACAAGTCAGGTCTTAGAGGATAGTGGGTGACCTTTTGGAAATAAATCATTATCATGTTTACCACCTTGAAATCTGTTTGTACGCAAAGCAAACAAAAATGAGTTTACTCTTGCATATGCCCATTGGTCAGGTCCACTTACATTTGGTCTAACACTTGCAGGATTGTTTCTATATGCACCAACACCTCTTCTAAAAACAGCTTCTAACATTCTTAGTGTTGCTCTTTTCTTAGGATTATCACCATACTTTTCATTATGGTCATCAACTTTTTTCTTTAATGCTTCTTTTACTTTTGCAGAAACTTGTTTTTCATCTTCAACTACAGCTATATGTTTGTCATCGTCTAATGGTTCAAAATCTTCCAACTCCTTTCTGCCTTCAAGCTTTTTTGTAAGTTCAAGTATGACATCTTTCATACCTTGTTCACCTAACTTTGGATTTATTACACCCCATTTCATCAAAGCAACCACACCTGCAACATTTGATAAGTTTGGACTCAAGTCGCCACCTACAAATTGATTTCCATCATTCACACTATGTCTAGCTGCCCATGCTTCTCTTTCTTTGATCCATTTAAGTACTGCAGGTGATTCAGAACCTTCTCTTGCTCTACCCCACAACATAAAAGCTTCATTACCTCTTATGTTGCCACCTGCTCTCCAAATCTGTTTGCCAACACCTTCCTCTTTTACATTTTTACTAAAATTATAATCAAACTGTGGATATTGACTATTTCTTAAAGAAATCTTTTTGTTATCACCTCGTTTTGGAAAGTTAGTGATATGCTCGTCTTTAGATTCTTCCATCATAAAGTCATCTTCATAATCATCATCGTATTCTTTTAGATCATCTTCATTTACAGGATCATCAGGTTTTTCTACACCTTCATCTGTAAGTGGGAACAATGTTGCAGATATATAAAGATCATCTGCACCATCTACAGGTTGCAATCCTATGATCTCTCTAGCTTCGTTTCTTGTCATGATCCCTTCACGAACTGCTGATGTTACATTCTCATATATCTTTCTTCTTCTTTCAGATAATGCAGGTATAGAGTCAATATCAAATTCAAGCATTAATCTTTCATCAAACATGGGTACTAACCATTCGTTTAAATCAGATGCAAGTTTTCTTAAATGTGGAATGATTGTTTCTTCATATAAAGCAAGTCTTGCTTCTGCTACATTTGCGTATGTTTGTGCATC